GCATTAACAGAACAAGTTCGTAAATTCCTATCCATAAGCTATGGCTATGGCGATGGCTATGGCTCTGGCGATGGCTATGGCGATGGCTCTGGCTCTGGCGATGGCTATGGCTCTGGCTCTGGCTCTGGCTATGGCTATGGCTCTGGCTATGGCTATGGCGATGGCTATGGCGATGGCGATGGCGATGGCGATGGCTCTGGCGATGGCTCTGGCTATGGCTATGGCGATGGCTATGGCTCTGGCGATGGCTATGGCTCTGGCTCTGGCTCTGGCTATGGCGATGGCTATGGCTCTAGTATTGGTAATTTCAATGGCGCAAAAGTCTATCAAGTTGACCAAGTGCCCACTATATTTTGCAGCATTCATGGCAATAGTGCGCAATGTATGATACTTAACAAAGATTTTACATTGACTCCTTGTTTCGTGGTAAAAAGTAACGATATGTTTGCCCATGGGAAGACGCTACACGAGGCTATGAGTGCACTCCAAGATAAACTATTTCAGAAGTACCCACCGAAAAAAAGAGTTGCTAAGTTTCGCGAAGAGTTCCCCGATTTCAACACTCCGATTGACGCAGCAGTTTTATTTGATTGGCATCATAAGTTGACCGGTAGTTGTGAAATGGGTAGACTTAGTTTCTGCAAAAATCATAATATCAACCTTGAAACAGATACGTTCACCGTAAATGAGTTTATAGAGTTAACTCAAAACTCTTATGGTGGAGAAATTATTAAACTAATAAAATAAAAAAACATGAAGAAAACAACACTAAACGACCGCATTTGTGCGGCAGTTCTTGAAGGGCTAAAAGAGAAAGGAATGTCGAAGTATAGATTATCCAAGTTAAGCGGTGTATCGCCGAATAACCTCCAAATGATAACAGGAGGGCAAAATACCGCAATGCGGACTCCAACTGCGGAAGCTCTACTTGACACATTGGGGTATGAGATTGTAATCAGAAAGAAAGTACCCAATGACGTACAAGGAGAATGATATAGTAAAGTTCCGTAAGTATAATGACACATTCGTAGGTAAGATTATACTTGTCAAGGAAGTGTTAGGAGATGAATACTATATCGCTGCAACTGAATACCGAACCTACACACTAACATCCAAAAACATAATCGAAAAAATCTAACAAAATGAATATACAGATTAACAGAAAAGTGCTCGCTGACGCACTAACTGAAGTAGCACCATTTGCCGGCAAAAGCAAAATGTTGGCAATCTACAACAATATAAAATTTGTTACCAAAGGTAACCGCATACGACTTCAAACAACCGACTTGGAAAATACCATTCGCAAGTATGTTACAGCCGAAAGTATTGACGAGGATAGAGAGTTTTTAGTGGATTGTAGAGCATTTACCGACTTTGTTAAATCGCTAAAGGATGAAACAATTACGCTAAAGATTGAGTCTAACACGATTACTATTATTCACGCTAAAGGGAATGCTGACCTACCTATCACACCGACTGACGGGTTTACAGAACCTATTACTGAAGATGATAGCGTTAACATTTCAGTTCCTTCTGATATGCTATTGGAAGCTATTGACAACGGGAAACGTTTCGTTAGCACCGATGAAATCAAGGCGCAAATGAAAGGTATTCATGTTAAATTTGAGAATGGCAACTTTGTCTATGAGGCAACTGACACACGTAAGATGATACGCGATGAAATGAGCCTATCTGATGCACCGCAAGACGTAGATTGGATAATCTCTATTGCCAGCGGTTCAGTTATCGCTAATTCGGCTAAATCGGGCACAATGGTAGATGTTAAGATAGGCGATAAGACAGTATGCTATAAGTTTGGAGATACTATGCTATTCTCGCAAAAGATACAAGGTAACTTTCCTAATTGTGCTCGCGTAATTCCGCACGATAATAACATTGAAGTGAGTGCCGACAAAGTGGAGTTAGTTGATGCAATCAAGCGTACGATGCTGCTATGCGATGACAACACTAAACTGATAAAGCTAACGATATCTCGCATGGACATTATAGTTGAGGCTAACAATATGGAAGTTGGTCGCAAAGCTTCAGAAAGTGTTATCGTGGAAAGTTCCGGTGAATTAGTAATCGGTTTCGCAGCTAACTTGTTGCTTAATGTTATTAATTGCGTAGGTAGTAATAACGTAGTAATGAAGTTTAGCAATGCCGGTAGACCGATGCTAATCGTAGATGAGAATAAACCTAACAAGAATATCATCTTGATGCCTATGAACTTACAAGCATAAAAACTACCCCTAACCATGAAACGTACCATAAAAGGGATATTTATCCCAATCTCTATCTTCGACTCAGCCGACTTAACAGCTGTTGAAAAGTTGGCAATAATGCACATTGACAGCGTTACCACAGACCCCTCGGGAGTTTGCATAACGCCTCAAATACTTGCCACTGCTCTAAATGTTACACAGAAAGAATCGAAAGAAGTCTTAACTTCGCTCTTCAAAAAAGGAGCGATAGAAACTGCAATAGATGAAGACGGGCAAACGCGCATTAGAGCCTTATTGTACAAAGAGTCATATCATGATGACAAAGACGTAACGCAACCGATAGAGGAGAAAGCACCTAAAGTGACCTATGACTTTGACAGCATAGCCGCTGAATGGAATAAGCTATTGCCGGACTTGCCTAAGTTAACAAGGTGGACACCCAAAAGACGTAAGGCGTTACGCAATTGTTTACATGATACCGGAAGTAGTGTAGATACGCTATTCAAGGCATTCAAGATAATTGCATCTGTGGAGTTTTTAAACGGCAAAGGCGATTCATTCAAATGCAATCCCGATTGGGTGTTTAAAACTTCCAACTTTGAAAAGATAATAGATGGGTATTATTCGCGTTCTTATAAAGAGAAATGTGACTACCAAGATATTATCGGGGGTTGTGATGTTCCTAATAATGAAACAGATGCTGGGTATAAATAAGAAATTGTATTTCATTGTATTAGTCGAGTGCATGGTTTGAGAAAATAGTGCACTTATTTTTTGAAATTTAAAGAAAAATTACTATATTTGTGCCGCATATTTATTTGTGGTTAGATTATTAGTGATGTACAGAAAGATGTTCATGATAATGGAATTAAATGTGTGGAAATACACTTCGCTTGTGAAAGTAGGGTGTATTATTCTTTAATGAGTTACATTGGTTTTTATTTCATAATTTGAACATTTTTATTATTTTTGCAGAGAATAAATGTTCTCATTATGATTGTTTACTAAATGGCAGGATGATGTGCTGTAATTGTGAAATTGCGGCACATTTTTATTAAAATATTTTGTAATGATGAAATAAAACTTTATATTTGCGACATGAATTCAGAGTTTGAGAAATTCATACGAAATGCCAAGCGGTTAGGACTTTGTGACACATATTCCAACAAAGTTGATAATGCATTATCTAAAAAACAACAAATGGATATTGCATTAGACTCTAATGGGGTAAAATGGATGTGCAACGCTACTGCAAGTGGTTGGGGTCTAACAGCTGATTACCTTACTGAAAATTATACTCCGTTTCTGAATGGTAGATATGTTTACAACGGCAACGGTTATACATCTTCGATGTATTGCCAATCCGATGACGTGAATATAGAAACTACCACAGCAGCGATAATCGAATGTAATGGGGATATTCAAGTTGATAGAATAAGTGAACTGCATATCGTAAATTCAGTGGTTACTATCACCGGTAAAGGTAAAGCGTATGTGTATCTGTATAACTCTACTATAACTAACCAAGATGAATTTAACGGAGTAATTCGAGAAGACAAGAAGTATGGGTAAACGCAATAAGAAACGGAATTATTCATTCTATATACAGCATTCCGAAGATGCCACCGGAGATTACAATACTTTTCTAAACTTAGAAAAGAAGTTTGGATGTAAATATTGTTCGTTTACCGGTCTAATGGAACAAGGTGCTGTTAGCAATACTTATACTGAGTCGTTTGATGATGCTGAATTCCCGAAAGTATATACTCCCGATGATAACAATGTACTACACGATTCGACCGAATGTAAGTTGGTGTTATTGTGGAAAGCTTCCAAAGATTACAAAGTTACGAATAGAGAGTTAAAGTTTCAACGCTTTATTTCCGGTAAAAAAGTTGTATATTACGACAATTTTCGGTGTAGGTACTTTGTACTTCTATTTTCTAATCAACCTTCATTAAAGGATGAGTTATTACATGGAGGTCAGCAATATCGGCAAGTTGAATATACTTTTACCAATCTATCTGGTACGTCTTATTCTGAGAACCCCGAAGCTCAATATGATATTGAACTAACTATAATTCCGGAAGGTGACAGGTTGAAAGTTGAAACTTCACGTGCACTTCGCAGTGACGAATATATTACACTCGAAACAAAAGGCAGTAATACAAACTGTTCCGGTTGGCACGTTTTGTCACCATGTACAAGACCAAACTATGATTATAGCTCTTCATTTTGTGAATACAAAGATGAGTATTTCAAATGCAGCTTTTGCGGTTTGAATACAAACTGCGGCTGGTCTGTAACTAATACGATGAAACAGGATAAAGTAGTTCGCATTTTAAAAGCTAAGAATTCACGGTTTTTGTTGCCGTTAAGGAATAATATTCAAGGTAAAATAACCTACGCATTGTCGGTTGTTACCAGTACTTCTATTCATAAGTCTAAACGTGCATATTTTCAAAGTAATATGTTGGTTGTGGATAGTTCAAAAATGGAAATAAAAACTTGGTTCTCGGTATAAAACAGAAACGCAGCCTTCCGACAGGTTAGGCTGCACTGCAAAAATATAAAGAAAATTTGAAACAACAAAATAAAATGGAAAAAAGTTTAGAACAAATTAAAGACCACCTCGAAGAAGTAGGATACACAAAGTCGGCATTGAAGAATATTAGATTCTACTTGTTAGGTAAAGGACTTATCGAAGATGTAAGCGAAATTGACGATTTCACTCGCGGTCAGCATGAGTTTCAAGAGTTCCTTGATTGGTTCAAAAGCGACACGCCGGAAAAATCTCTTTTTGATGATGTTATTACTATTGAGAAAGACGGCAATAGCATTGACATTACGATTGGTGAGCTAGTCGATATATTGAGTATATACGACAACAATAAAGCTATGTGTGACGCTGAATCACCTGACGATTATCCGTTACTCGATAAAGAAATATCCGAAACGCACTTTCAACTCCGAATATTAGAGGTGTTGAATAAAATGTGCGATTCTATACTTCGCAAATGTCTATGACTAAACTTGAAATATCCTTACAAGAAGCATTAGAGTCCGCTGGTTTAGTTTGCCTACCCGACCAACTTGACACCAATTCAAAACAAATATGGTTAAAGGCTATTGGGTTGGTTAGAAAGATTAACGGCAGTCGAAACTATGTGTTACTTGCCCAAAAGGATGGGGTGACACCACAAATTATACAAGACTTTGGGGATACAGCGCGTATTATGAGATTAGAGGTAATATACCCCTACTACTTCCTTGAAAAGCGATTTATCCCCAAACTAAAGACCGATGAGGATATACTAAAGTATCTTAGTGTACACTCAAAGGAAGCACAGCGAGCACCCGCGTTACTTAACAATGCTAACAAGTCATTTGAGCAGATAAACGCTGACCGTAAAGCTGTAAAAGCAATGGTTATAAAAGCAGCTGTTGCATACGCCCAAGTGGTACTCGATGATGAGATAAGATATAAGAAAATATTAGCCAATAAAGTTAGTAAGAATGACACAGAAAGAAGTGACGACCGCTACAAGTTTGGCGGACAAAGTAAAAGAGGTAGAAAACCAAATAATAGCAAACAGCAATGACGAAACTTCTGCTAAGAAATTAGTTGGCCGACTACAAGACTTATACAAGCAACTTGCCATTGAACCGGTAGAAGTTGAAGTTACTACAAAGTCAGTTACTGATGAAATTGACTTTGGGGCAACTAAAATACAACGTTGTTCTAAAGGTTTCTTGTTTACGGCTAAGGGAGGTTTGCAAACATTAGCAAGTTGGCGTATGCAGTCAGTTTGCGATATGATTGAAAACCTTTTCAAGTTAGCAAGAACTGTCCCCGAAACAGAAGAGGAACGCGACTATAATGAGCGGTATAAATCTTCTGTACTATACGTACTACAAGCACCTATATTCGCTTCCGTTGGTCGTTCTACCAACCCTATTTCACTTTTTGAAATAGCAGCGCAATGCATTAAATCTTTCAACAAAGTTACAAACGAGGTTATTGAGAATATGCACCCCAGCGAGGAGACGGAAAAAGATGTAAAAGAAAATATCGCGGAATACAATGCACTAAAGGCTATACTTAATTTAGCCGATGAGGCGGAAAATCTTCCTAATTACGATGAATAGTCATGAATCATAGCTGTCGTATTATATATCTTGTATTTGCGTTTGTGGTGTTGGCAGCGATTACGTCTTGCCGCACTACAACGCAATATATTCCTATTGAAACAGTACGCACTGATAGCATCTGTTTCAATAAGATTTCAGTAGATACAATATTACAACGCGATTCTGTATATATAGAACGTCATGGCGACACTTTAACCGTTCAAACGTATAAGTATCTATACAAGGTAAAAGAACGCGTAGATACGGCTTATATTGAACGATTAGATAGTATTCAAGTTCCTTATCCGGTAGAGAAGCAACTTACAAGTTGGCAAAAAACTAAAATGAAAGTCGGAGGTTGGTCTATCGGATTTTCAGTTATAGTAATTATCGCATTTGTCGTAATGGTAATAATTCGTATTCGCAATAAGAAATGAAAGAAATTGCATCGGTCATATTTAGGGTATGTGAGTTCTATAATGTAGAACTCGAACAACTATTCAATTATCGGTATAAAGGCAAGCCTACGAATGCACGTTATATCGTAATATACCGATTGCACACTGAACTTGGATATTCACTTAGCCGGTTGTCTAAGATGTTCGGCATAACAATACGCCGGATTTCCACAGCTAACGAAGTGATAAAGCATAGACTTAAATTTGAACCTAAATTCCGTGAGGAATATAACCTAATATTTGAAGGCGATTCTTTTTTAGCCATATAATATATATATCCTTTTTTTGATTTACAGAGCTTTCTTCATATTGATGTTATTAGATTGATTTTAGAGAGTTACAAGAAAAGTTAGAGCGGCTTGGGAAAGTCGCTCTAATTGGTATATAAAATGATATGGATATGAAGTTAGCAAACTTGAAGTTTCCATGTGCCCTCCCGTTGTGTGAATGCTTTTTCGAATTTAGTACTGAATTTATCTAGAGAATCCCTAATCTCTTTTACAACATCAAGTACCGGATTACCAGTGGTAGAATACTGACTTTTAATTAGGTTTAAGAGTTCGGCTACTTGGCTATTCTGATTAGCAACGTAGAACCTAATTGAATTCAAGTACGCCTCAATTGCAGCGGCTTGCGGCTCAGTGATATTGTTAATGCCTTGTTGAAGTTCGGAGATTGAAGTTTCACCACTCTGAGTAATGCCAAAAATTTCCGCAAGTGTTTTTAGATACTCATCCAATTCAGTATTTGCATTGCTTACTGAATCTTTAGCTTGCTGCAAATATGGTGATAAATCTTCACCGCTAACACCGGAGTCAATTGCATCGTCAATAATCGACATCGCCTTTTCATACAGCTTACCGGCTTTTTTCATTGTAGCTTGCTTAATGAACAAGTTTTCAATAAACTCATCCCACTGGTCACTTAGTGCATCGAGTCCATCTCCGGTTTCTTTATAAGCATCTAACCAAGCGGAAACAAAGTCCTCTGCATTCTGTCTATAATTAGACTCTCCGAAACCTCCCAAATCTGTTATTCGTTGTTCTTTGAGTTCTTCGGATTTCTCTTTCAACTCTTCAATTGCTTGCGTATATTCTCTTAACTTATCAGTATCAGAATCTTTCTTTTGCGACTCCAATCTCCGCATTTCGTTATAGTCGTTTATTTGTTGTTGGAGGTTAGCTTGAGCAGATTCGTAGTTGCTTTCATATTGGCTATAAGAGAACGCCTTTTCTATCGCGTCTGAAAGTTTATCATATGCATTGGAAAGGTCTTCTATCTTATCTTTCCATGAATCTATTTTCTTATCTATTCTTTTACTACTTGCTTTCGAGATAGACACCAATACATTTACAATCGCTTCCAATGCGATAAGTATATAACCTATGATACCCATCGCTGATTTAGCGGCTACTCCGGCAACTTGAAGTTGAACTGCAAACTCCATTGTGTTTATAGTAGCTTCCATGAGTTGGTCAGCGATATCTATACAAGCGTCAGTTACGGGGTCTATTTCTTGTCCTAACGCCTCAAAAGAACTTCTAATGATTTTGCCGGCACGTTGCTCCATTTCTTGGATTTTCTTCCAATTGGAAAGTTCTTTTTCAAGTGATATTTCCGCGTCATTGTAATACCCTAACGACTCTTTAAGGAATGTAAGGAAGTTTCTCACTTCTGAATTCACCTCTTTTTCACCATTTAGTTGGTCGTTGAGTGCCGCAGATTCGGCTTGTAATTCATTCCTAACCCTGCCGCGCGTTGTTAGTTCTTTATCCGACAAGGATAACAGTTTTTCAATAGCTGCAATTTGGGATTCAAGTGCATTTATTTGTTGCTGTGATTGTTGCTCCTCAATTGATGCACTTGCATAAGAACTATCTAGTTTATCCTTAGTCCAACCTTCTTTTCGGAGTTTACTAATCTCTTTCAAGTTCTTAACCAACGCTGAGAATGGGGCGCGTTCTATTTCAGCTTCTTTTAGCTTATCATAGTACTGGTTAAGTTGTTTTAATTGAGTCGGGTCAAGATTTGTTAGCGAACTTCTTAATTCGTCTAGTCTGGTTCTAAGCGTTGCTAACACCCTCTTAGACTTATTATCCAGTTCGGTAAATAATTCAGTAAACAATGGACTTTCTTGGAATTGTTTCCAATCTAATCCCGCAATTTCTTTCTCTAATTCTTTCTTTAGATTTTCTATTGCGCGTGATTGTTGGTTTGATAACATTTGAAGTTGCGAGGACTTCTGACTATCACTAATTGAGCTTGATTCGATTTCTGCTCTCATTTTTGCGAAGTCCTCCTCCATTTGAAGTCGAGTATTATTAAACTCAATCATCTTTTGCGTTTGCTCCGAATAAGACTTCAACATATATTTCTTGTAGTCTTTTATTCTTTGTTGCAAACCTTTGATTGTAATATCATTCAACTTTTTGCTATAATCATCCCATATTTTCTCACCCTCAGAACCTAAGTATTTCTCATCCTTTAAAGCTTTCTTATAAATGCCATTTATGTTATCGCTTATATCATCCAAGGTAGTCGGTTTACCACCTACGGCATAAGTCAATTCAATACTTAATCCTAAATCAGTTAACGTTTTGGATAATTCGTAATTATCAAACATTTCACTGAGTTCATTTTTCATGTTGTTTAGGTCAGCTTCTTGAATTTCTACATCAACTTCCATGTGAGCGTCAGCAGAATATTTCTCGAATTCAGATACCAACTTAGGTCTAAACTGTTTGACAGTTGAGAGTAGGTTATCGAGATTGGTCGCAAGTCCTTTCTTATCCATTCCTTTGGCTATAACGTCATTGACATTCATTCCTAAAGAACTGAATAACTTCTCAAAGGCGGTCCTTGCTTTTGAGAGTGATTCGGTGTCACTGAATTTTTTTTGTGCTGTTTCGTATTGCTTGTAAAAATCTTGCAATGCTTTTGCCCTATTCTTTAGCTTTTCGGCAAATTCATCTTTACCTTTGGAAGTTTTTTTACTCTTCGCATCATTCTTGCCGGTTTCATCATATACTTGTGCAATATACTTTTGCGCCTTTGCTAATTTGGCATTATCATTAATTTGTTTTTCAGTGATTTTGTGAACTTCAAGATATTCTTTCTTTTGCTCCGCAGTTAATGATTCATAGTGTTTCTGTGTTTTCTCAGCTTCAGCAGCTGTATCATTCAATCTTTTTGCGTAGTTGATATTAGACTCTCCGTCTTTACGTCTAAATTTAGATAGTTTATTAACGCTAACTCCGAATTTCTTAGCTGCCTCATCATAAACTTTTTGCTCTGTATTTAACGCATTAGCCGCCTCTTTAGCCGCTTCTGCTTGCTTATCTTGTGCAGCTGTTGTGGTTGCGCCACTATCTTTAAACGGGTCTTCTTGACCTGCTATTTTGTAGAATTTGCTTATAATATTTTTAAGTATATTAACCTTACCAAGTATTTGCAGTATCTTATCAAGTAAACCACCTAAGTTCTTCTTGGAATTCTCAGCGAATTGCTTAAATGAATCGAGTTTAAGCTGATTTATGGCTTTCTCTAATTCAAAAGCATTATCAGTATTGGAAATTAAAGCCGGGTCTAACTCTAATCCCATTTTCTTAGCCACGCTACTTATTCGTTCCTCAGTTTGTCTAATCTGTTCCTCCAAGTCAGCCATAGCTTTTTTATCATCCTCAGAACCGGTAGAAGTTTTAGCTAATCGCTCTTTCTTCTCAATGAGATTGTCATACTCATCGAATAAAGACTCTAACGTTTTCTTCTCTTTACCATATATACTGGGGTCATATGTATCGTAATATTGACTCATCGCAAGCGTCATTTTCATGATACTCATTTGAGATTGGTCAATTTGAAACTGTAATTGTTCCATTTGTGCTGTTTCTTCCGCAGTTGGAGAAGGTATAGCCGCTAACTCTTCATATTTCGCTTTCAAGTCAGCATAACTATTAATAGTCGCTTCAACGTTTGAAAAAGCAGATTCAAACGATTCATTCATTTGGTCGAATATTCTATCCGACATCGCTTTTTTAAGTTGTTCTTGCGCTTCCGTTAGCTGATTAAGTTCGCGAGTATTGTCACGTATTGTATTAGCCTTTGAATACGCATCCATATTCGTTGATTCCGAAACAGCTTTAATATTTTCGTTAAGGGTTTTAATTCTATCAGCATTGTTCTGGTACATTGATGCAACCTTGTCCAATGGAGCTTTTTTTAAGGTGTTATTCCACATTTCCTCTGCGTTTGCACCCTTCAATGTTTCAAGAGTCAAATTTCCTTTTGCTTTTATAATCTTGTCGATTTCTTGCATTGCATCTGTAAAATCTGACTTGCCATACGATTCTTCAAGATAATAGCCTAAATCTTCGGGATTCAACAAATGCTCTTTGAATACTTCTTGAATTCTATTCCCGATAGATTCTGCTGTGTTTTCAATTTTACCAGTAGCTAATTCTTTAGCGATTGTTTCCATCCACATATCAACAGATTCCTTAGTTTGCGTAGCGTCAAACATACCTTGGTCTAACATACGTTTGCCGGTTTCTTTCATTCTCTTAACCGCATTTACGTAGTTATCTGAACTTTCAATCGCTTCTATCTTTTGCTCATATTCTTTGCTCGCATAATATTCTTTAATTGATTGCGTAGCATCTCGATAAGCGTTAGCATTATTCCTAATATAGTCCTCTTCAAGCATATATTGTGGTAATATATCCTTGTATATTCGGTTAAGGTCGCTAAGCGCATTCTCGCGTTCGGAATAAGCAATAGATGTATCTCTTACTGTTTCGGCAAGCCTTAGATAGTTTGACACGCTTTCGTCCATACTTTCTCTTTGAGATTCACCGATTCGGGACAATTCCTCATTAAGTTGTTGAGTTGCTCCGTCAGCTGTTACCAAATATTGTATGAGTTCACCTAAAGCGACAAGCAAAAGTCCGACACCAGTTGACCCTAATGCGGATTTTAACGTAGTCCCAAAAACTTTCGCCCAAACTGTGCCGGCTTTCAATGATGCAGTAAACGCATTTTGCTCCGTTCTTGCAATTGCATAACCTAATCTTGCGTTCCTTGTAGCGGTAGCAATTGCGACTCCAAATTTTTTAATCAGACTCCACATTGGAGTTAGAACGTATTTGTATGCGCCAAATGCAGCGAATGCAATAGCAGCGTCGCGAATTATAAAAGAAAAATCTCTCCAACTTTTTATAAGTTGCCTAATAGCGGATAACGCCCAAGTTATTGCGCCTTGGTTAGATTGTCCAATCTCATTAAACATCAAGTCCATTTGGTCTTTGATACGTTGCATTTGACCCCAAATAGATTCTGATTGTTTTTTCTGCATATCGTAGAACATACCACCGGCAGACGTAACACGTTTCAATACTTCCTCAACATCTGAGAAAGTCACCATTTTTTTGTGAATACGGTCAGTAACCTCTGCAACTGATACCATTTTACCCTCTAATTCAGTGTAGTAATCGGCAAGATTCTGAGCGATATTAAAACCGGCATTAGTAAACTGTCTTACGTGAAGTTGTTGTAATGCGTTATTCGCTTTAATGTGCCCATATACCAAAATAAGTCGGTCAATATCTACGCCAAGTCCGGCAGATATGTCAGCCAACATTTTAATAGAAGGTTTCAGTTTATCCGCTTCAACTCCAAATGCCGAAATTTGTTTGGTAGCTTTCTCTAATTGCATAATCGAGAAAGGAGATTCAAGTGCCATTGATTGAACTTGTTTGAACACTTCATTCGCTTTCTCGGTATCTTGTAAAATTGCACCGAGTGCGATACGTTGCAACTCGAATTGTGCGCGTACTTGTACAACTTGTTCTACATATCCTTTTATTGCCGATACTGAAAAAGCTCCGGTTAATGCACGACCTAATTGACCGGCAATTAATGATGTTTTTTGAGATTCGCTCTTAACCTCACCCATTGCCGTTTTGACTTCTGTTATACTCGCTTTAGTTTGTTGTAATAGTCCATTAAGGTATTTCCATTGAGGGTCATTAATACTCATAGAACTCATAACAGCTTGTAGTTGCCTGTATGCTTCTTTTAAGTCGGTTAATGATTTTGTTTGTTGTGCGATTGCAGCGACCCTCTCAGCAGTTTCAATCGTAGGTTGTTTGGTTTGGCTACTTTTACCATACTGGCTACCCTTAACAGCTGCTTCATACTCTTTTTGCGCAGCTGTAAGTTTTTGTATAGCCCCACGTAATTCCTCGGCTTTAGACTTATTCTTCCCTTCAGTATCAGCTAAGTTAGCTAAAGCAATTTGAAGTTCTTTGATTACCCTTGCGCGATTGTTGTAAGTGTTCGCAAAATCATCCGTACCTTTACCCGATGTCAGCTTTTCATAAGACCTTATCGCTCCACCATACGACTCGCGAATCTGTTGCACCATTTGGTTGGCAGTTTGTTTAGCTAACTTGTTTTTTTCTGCCTCGGCAGCCGCAAAATCAGCAATTACTTGTTGATTGGCTTCATTTTCTTTTTGAGTTCTAAATGTTGCAATTTCGTCTATATTCTTATGTTCTAATGCACTTAAATCTGCAAGTATTGCATATCTTTGTTGATACATAGTTGAGGCAACGTTAGATTGCTCAGTTGTTGGGGTTGCTCCACTTGCAAGTAATCGCTCATATTCAGCTAACGCTGCATTAATCTTTTGCAGCTCTGCATACTTAGATTTATAAGCGGCGACCGCTTTAGACGTATCGCTTTTTTGTTCTGCGGCATTTACTCTATCAAGTGCATTAGCTAAATCGTAGGCGTTTTTCTCAGCAGATTTCATCCATTCGGATAGGTAATTGTCGCGTTTATTCTGCGCAATTTTATCAAAACCTTTACCAACTTCATCTATTCGAGTTTGAAGTTCAGTTGTAGATTTTGTTAAAAAGTCAATATACTGTCGCTGCGAAGATGTAGCAGTACCGCCCGCCAAAGTAACACTACTTTGAACTTTTAGTAATTCTTGTTCAAGTCTTAACTTTTCCGCGTACAATTGCGTAAGAGTTCGTTGTACCGATAGCTCTTCTGAAGTCGGTTGCAGTGTACTCTTATTAGTACCATTAGCTATTTCTTGCGCTTTTGTTCTTTCTTTTGTCAACTTCTCTTCATACTCCATTAATTGTTTTTGCCATGCAAGGTAATACTGCATACCGCGAGTGTCAAAAGCTGCTTGCCCCGCTTGCGACAGTGTATGATATTTTTCATTTAGAGATTGTAATGCCGAGTCTATTTCTTTTATCCTTGCAAGTACACCACTTTGTAAATCTAATTGAGAAGATGTCAGCGACTCTTTGCCAAGGATGGTATTCTTTTGAGAGATAATATCGAGGTTATCAAGTTGTTTAGTCAACTTCAATTTCTCATTTAGTAATCTATTTTGCTCAACTAAAATATCCTTGTCATTTCTTTTCTGATAATCATCAAACGCCTTGCGCCTTGCTGCGTTGAGTTTTGCTAACGATTCAATTTCTTTATTATACTCCTCGTTAGACTTGCGACCCTTCTCGCTCATTCGAGCGAGTTCTTTTTCGTCTATTTTTGCTTTATCAGTTGCACTGCGTTCAAGCGCGTCTATTTCATCTTGTTTGGACTTTATTAATGCAGCTTGCGCCTTAATCTCTCTATCATAAGACAACTGCTCTTTTTTATCAACAGCCGTATCACGTTTTGCAACTAATACTTCATATTGTTGTGTAAGTTCCGCAATTTTCTCTTTTAATGCGGATATTTTGTTGATTGTAATTGTAATATCCGAATTGTCAGATATTCGCTTAGCAAGTTCGGCAAATTCAGCTTGCAACTTCTGAGTTTTGCCCTCAATATCGCTAAGTGCCGTTTCAAAGTCTGGAGATTTAATATTAGCTATATCCGACTTTAATTTAGAAATAGCTTCCTCATATTTGAGTATCTCCTCATTGTTGAATAAGTTTGGTTGCCCTAATGCGTTAATTTGAGCCTTCAAATCGCGTATCTTAGCTTCCAATTGTTCAATATACTTAGCCGCTTCATCTTTCGCCTGAGGCAACGTGAAATTCTCATTAGAGAATACTTGCTTTAATGCCGGCACAACTTTAGCAGCTGCCGCTTTCATTTCATTAAGTCCATTCGTTAATGCTTGGACTTCTGCGGAAATTGCGCTTGTATCAACAATACCTTTACTTAACGGGCTAATAGCATCTTTTACATTCTTAGATTCTAAACCGGCTTGGTTAAGTTTCTCGATAAAGCTTGTCATTGTACCGGTAGACGCTTGAATAGCATTCGCAACTTGCGCCATTTGCTGCGCCAATGCTGATACGTCAGTAGTAGCTGTTTTAGCCGCTTCTCCCACATTCTCTAATGGAGTACTAATTTTTACACCGGACTGTAAAGTAGCAGTCAATGTTTGTAACACTGTCGATAGTTCGGCAATAGACTTGCTATCGTTAGAAGATTGTGCAATTTCTTTTATCGCTTGCGCAAGTCCGGAGTCCGGTTTAACTTCGGATATAGCAGTGTTAATGCTATTGATTTTCGCGATAAGTGCGTCAATGCCCTCAGCCGGTATCTTCCCGAACGCATCGCCTAACGCTTTGAGTTCAACTTCCGCGTTTTTGCGCATTTCTTTTATCGCTCTATCAACCCTATCTACATCTTTGAATATATCGTCAGAAATAGATAACTCTAATCCAATTCCGGTGCTATTGTTAGTATCTGCCATTTCTTTATCTGTTAAAATATAGGTATTCCTAAGTCATTAATGAATTTATCTACATCATCATATTGCTTGCTGTGAGTACGTTTCCATGCGCTATATTGTTTAGCTTGCTTTTCAGTTAAGTATAGAACATGAGAAGCGTCAGCACTCATTATGCGTATTTGAGGAATGGTTAACTTCCATTTATATTCATCTATCGAAATAAACGGGAATGCCTTTAAGAAGTCAGCCATTTGCCCCAATTCGGTTGTCGAAGATATTATAACGCTACGGTCGTTTTCTTCGCTGTTGTCATCTGTCGGAATAAATCTATCTGCTCCGTAGTATAGAAAAAAACCTCCAAATTCAGCATTTGAAGTATTTCTACCAATATGCCCATCCATTCAACTTGCTTCGTTTCCCATTGAATGAAATCGTACATACTCTGATATTCCGCCCCATTTATTTTATCCTTGTCATTTAGAATGGCAAGTGTTATACACCTAATCACAGCCGGGATATTCACTGCAAATTGCTTTATAACGTCCGCAAAAGCTTCACCAGTTTTAGCAATCTTGGTAGCTTCTGCGGCAATAAGGTATTGCGTTCCCGGCTTTAGTGCGGTAATCTCGAATTCTCGCCCTCCCAAGGTTATCTTTCGCGGGGCATCGTTCATAATATCCGCTAACCTTAATTGTGCGTCTAATTCGTTTATTTCTTTCTTCTCTTCCATATCTTTTATATAAAAAACTAAGGGCGGCGGCTATCGTGCCTACCGCCCTTTATGTTTCATTACTTGTTAATTGTTACGAACCTTGACCGCTTGTAGTTGATGCAGTAAGAAAAGCTGTTTTGCTCTTGCAAATAGGAGCTTCAGCGGGCATACTGCCAATCTTAGCAGAAGTGGCAGTACCGGAAAGAGTTCCGTATGCAACGTTCGTTGAGAGCGATTCAAACGACAATTGAGGAGCTACAAGCATCTTAGGAACGGTTATGTACTTATTACCCTCAAATTGTACTTGAAGTGCAACATAGCGAGATTCGTACTTAGAAGGCGCGTAGACAGTGCCAGTTTCAGTGTCCTTTATCCAACCCAACGCAGTTACAAGGAACTCATCGTCCATTGAAGCGTTATTCAATGTAATTTGATAAGAACCGGCATTGGCGACAGTGTAGATGGGGTCATCCGAAGTTTCGCAGTCAATATCGGTAGTATCGGGTTCGTCTTGAGTAATAGACAAAGAGTCGGCAATTACACTCGTTAGAGATATTGCCTCAGTAGGCGCAGTTTCATAATCATCACCCGTCCACACTCCAATCAAAATCTCTTTTGCTTTTGTATAGATTTCTTTTGTTGTTTTTGCCATTTGTTTAATAATATTATTATTTGACAATTAAGTTGATAGCCGAAATTATGTAGTATAGACCGTAATTTGAGTCGTAATCAGTCATACGATAAGACTCCGTTACGGCATATGTTCCATCTTCATTGGTATTAAGAAACTCATTATACAACTTTTCAAGATTATATAATGCGTTTACATTCTTAGTACCTTGTTTAGTCGGTTTCGCATATAAATATATGTTTACCATTCCTTGTTGATACCCCCTATAATCACGGATAGCGGAAGCGCAATCTGCTACCACATATCCGTATTTAGGTGCTGTTTTAGGCAGTGTAGCGGGTAGTGAACCGGCATAAACACACTCGCTTACTGAACCTAATTTTTCAACAAGGTAAGATTCAATCATTGATATGTTAGCCGCTTCATTTGTCATAGCTAATAAACTATTTGAACTTCTGCTTTAGGGTCGTTAAATGCTTGCTTGCCGGCATTTAGCAACTCATTAAACAGATAGGTTATTACTTTGTATTGTCGCCCCGACCCCTTACTTTGTGTACCTTCCTCAAGTATTCTACTGTAATAAGCAACATTAGCTATTACAAGTGAAAATCCTTTCGGTTTAGGTTTAAAGGTACTTAGCCAATATTCTACCCATAGCGAAGAATCTCCGTCAGGAATACCGCGTTTTTCCCAACCTTTGTGCCATTGCAAGCTTTCCCCCATGCCTTGACTATATCCTATGGCACGTTCGCGGTCGGTATTATATGCGAGATGCCCATTGTAAAAAACAGCATAAACAAAGCCCGCGTCAAGATTTAGTGTATGACCTACCCATTCAGTTGCACCATGTTGATACGCCCTATCAATAAGTTCTTTTCCAATGGACTCTAACTTACTGACTATCCTTGCACGTGCATTTCTTCTAAATAGGCTCTCACTCATTTTCAGTCACCACTTTTATATCACAGCTACACGCTCCTAATTGCGAAGCGTCTATGAATTCCACAACACCCTCAATATCTTCTCCGTAGAATTTACCTCTAAAAGTCATTCCTCTACGTATCTTAATATCTTGGTATTTATCTACCGTACCCGTGGAGTTTGAATTCAACTCTAATGGGAAGTAAATAGTATATCCAGCACCAAGTAAGGTATTACTGCGTTCTTTGCCTATCGGTTGAATATCGCATATAGTCGGAAGTACAAGTACTTCCGTTTCCTCTTGTTCGTAAAGCGGTTTACTTGCATCTATTTCAGATGTATAAAACGCTCCTTTGAAAGGGAATTCAACAATATCTATGTCGTTTTCAACCAAAGGCATATTAATCTTCATTTACCCAGTTACACCCACCTTTAGCAGAGATTATAACTTGATTTAATTCTTGCTCCGGATTCTTATACAACTTTGTCATAAGGTTGTATATATCCGATTTATCAGCGATAGAACTTGCTCCAATGGTTAGAGTAAAACCATTGTGCGATTTAGTTGTACCACCGGTAGACGAGTAAGATGTAAATATCAAAAACAACATATCAGCTAAAGCAAGATTCCTATCCCTCAACTTCAAATCAGCAAAGTTGTCTACATTGGAAATCCCTCGCGTCATGGCTATCTGTTCAATTTGCGCTCGCGTAAATGAAAAGTTAGTCATGTTGGCTAAATATGTGATAATATCAAATCTATTACTCATATTCACAAAATTATAAGAATGCTATTTTATGAAGATATAGTATTTTGCATTATTTTGTCACTATGCTAAAAAGTCTAAGTGCGAGTTTGTTCCGACTTGTCTTCGCCATCTTTATCTATTACATCATCTACTTTTGTTCGCTTGAATAGCTTGAAGATGTTTATCTTAATACCCATGCCTTCAATTTTCATGTACTTATTGAATACGCTTGTAAATTCTATCGCAGACCACACAATTAGTCCAGTGGTAGATACTATTTCTACGCCTACATCTAAAGTCGTGGATATGCGCAAACAACCGGCAAGTATAATCAGTAGTATGCTATTGCTGATTTTGTTGAAGTATGTTTTCTTTTTAGGCATATCCTCTTTCTTGCGACCTTTATTCATAGCCCACAACTCATAGGTAAACCGCCAATCAGCAAGTACCATTATAAAGCTGAATATCAGCCAAGGTATTAATGGCTTAATGAAGTCCATTAACCCTGTGTGCAAGGTATCAAAATACCATTGTATTACCTTCTCCATTCTCTACTCTTTCTTCTTTACTTTATCGTGCACTTGGTAAATATGGTGGTAGTGTATCCACATTATAGTGCTTATAAATAGCGCAAGTTCTGCAAATGCAATCAGCACTGACTTGTCAATTACGCCTTGCGGAGGCATACAAAAACTAACAATTAGCAATGCCAATGAAACCAATGTTGTTATAGATGTTACTATAAAGTATAAGTTCTTATTCAGAAAGTTCTTCGGGTCGATATGCTTGTTTTTATCTTCCATGTTGTTAGGTTGTTTTTTATTACAAAGTAACAATTATAAATAATGTTTATTAGTTACATTTAGTGCAATATGTTAGCCTATTGACAAAAAGAGAGGTGATATTGCTACCACCTCTCCAATATATGTAAACATGAAAAGAATTAAGACTTAACCGACTTGTAATCTACAATTACGTGATACAAGAATTCATCGAGTACCGGCACTGCACTCATCATAAAGTCTGTACCCCAAATCTTCATATTGCCATCCGGTTTTGTGTAGTTCATGATAGTAACAAGACCATCAAGAGCTTTACCAAATACGCGAGAAATGAGTTCATTACCATACTTAGAGTATAGTGTTTCGTCGAGAATATCTGTATGTACAATTACACCACTGTAACCAGTGGGGCAAAGTACAGCTGTACCCGACTTCCAACCATTAACTTTCGCTCCGTCATCAAACTGCTTCTCATCTACAATATGAATCGGTGACAAACCTTCAACCTTGCCGAGTACGTAAGTATTAAATCCGTCAATTGATACAACTGAAGATGATACAGCTTCTGTCTGACTGATAAGCTGACCTTGAGCGGCAAGCCAATTAGTCTTAATGGTGTCGATTACTTGTTCATTCTTAAGGATTACATTAACCATTGTATCACGGTCTACCCACCACTGCATCGGGAAACTATCGAATCCCCAAACATCTTCGCGATAGTATCTCTCAATTTCAACCATCTCGTCAATGAGTTTACAGCTCGGGTCAGTCCATGCAGCTGAGAAAGCCTTGGTAAAGTTAGCATCCGGAATTGCAGCTTTATAAACATTACCTGTGATACCTTGACCTTGTAGATACTTCAAATAACCGTGGGTCATTACGTAAGCACCCATATGAGTAAGAGTTTGGTTAGCAGCGTCAAGTCGCGGTTGAAGTACATCAGTTGCATATCCAAGAAGGATAGGCGCGTCATCGCCATAGTCATTGAATAGCTTTTCCTTATACTCACGTTGCATTGCTGTTTCTTGCCAACCTTTAGCAATAAAGTCAATGATATTACCGGAATACTTAGCAGCAACTCCCTCGGTTGCCCTACGTGAATCACCAAGCGGCGCTCGCCAATCCATGAGGTCGGAATGCTCCGGATAACGCATATTTACGGTAAAAGATGCCGTACCGTCTTGCGCAGAGGGCGTTGTATATGGGTCAATAGTAAACCATTTTCGCCAAGCGTCATAGTTAGCTCTCAGAATATTGGGGTCGCTTACCAAGGCGTTGATAATACTACGCCCGTATAGCGAATCTTCAAACGCCTTTACATAACGGCTATCGTTAAATGCATATTTAGACATATTCTACTTCTATATTAAAGATTAAACAATAACACCGTGGCGTTCAAACCAGCCATTGACTTTTGCCTCGTTGAGGTCAAGTACACACTGCGGAAGTGGTGACATGAGGTTAATATATGCACGAATACCCAACGCGGGGGTCATGAAGTATCTTGCCGACTCGAAGTCATCTTCATCGCCATACTCAGCAGCAGCGGAGTAACTGAAATCGTAATCGCAAGGAGCAGCAGCGTTAATATCCTTAACAAGCATATTACCGTCAGAGTCAGCCTCTGTCAGAATTGCGCCAACTTCGGGGATAGTTGTAGGGGTCTTAGTCAATGTGACTGCCCATACATCCTTGCCGTCTACTACCTTCTTATTCACATACTTAACATTAAGAGCTTCACCGGCACCACCAATAACTTCGGGAGCAATCATTAGCACGTCACCAACAAAAGGAATGTGTCGATAGGGGTTGCGTTCAATATTGATAGTTGTGCCACTCGCTGATACAACTTTGTAAGTTTTGAGCAAGTAGATAACCGGTTTCAGTCCGTTCTCATTTGTGCGGTATTCAATCAAGTCAGCGCAATAAATCTTTGCATTACCCTTAAACGGGTTGGCAATCTGACCACCCAAAGTCGGAAATACAAGGTCATTGGCAATGCCTTGAAGTTTTACAAGACAATGACGTGAGCCGCCAATCTCGGAAGATTGACTAACCAACGTACGCCCAGCAAAATAACCGCCTGTATTTTTAGTAATTTCAGACATAGTTTAAATTGTTATTTGAATCTTTGTTCCTCAGACTCTCGCTTCTGTTTAGCCATTTTGCTAACATCGGCAAGTGAGTCATAATCGCTATTTTCACCACCTCTTGGAGTGTCCGGAGTTGGGGTCGGTCGAACGTTAGCTTTGCCCTTGTTATATAGGGTTAGAAAATCATTCGACTCATTCTCAATATCGGTGTCATCGCTGACTGAAAATTTACTCATTTGGAGTGAAATCCACTCCTCATCGTTGACTCCCTTCTCTTTAAGTTTTGCTATCAACTCGTTCTTTTTCTCAGTTAGAGTCCTCGCTTTCTTCTCAGCTTCCCTTTCCGCTTTCAGTGATTCAAATTCAGCTTTTAGAGCTGCAAATTCAGCACTTTCAGTTGGTTTAGGTTCAACTGGGTTAGGCGTAGGTTCGGGTGTCGGCAGAGGGTGTTCCTCATTCCACTTTTTAACAAACTCTGATTGTTCATTTTGCACATTGCCATTCATTGTTTTGAATGTTGGTTCAATCTGCGCAATAAAGTCATCGAGTTCTGTTTCATCATTCACCAAGAGTTTCATTAGTGTATCTACTTGCTCATTGATGCTTCTCTCTGACATGAAGCAGGTCTTTCCTCCTTTTGTCAGCATTGTGCGAATTTTTTTCGCTGCTTCTGATGTTGTAAATTTCATACGATAGTGAAAAATAGTTTTATCAATGCAAATATAAATTTGTTGACTTTTGAGGGTGCAATTTATATTATTGAGTTATTGTCACTATGACAGAATTTTATTTTACGAATAGCGTTTATATACGCCATATTGGGTAGTTTTGTGCATAATGGCAGATGAGAAAATAAAGATATGGAAACCATTCAAGGGGTTTCAAGAAAAGTTCATATCAAGCAATGTTGACTTCCTCGTAGCTGGTTCAGCTATGGGTGTCGGCAAATCGTATGCCGCACTTCTAATGGCAGCTGCCCACCAAGAAGACCCCAACTTCCGCATGGTATATTTGCGTAGAAATATAGGCGACTTGAAAGCTGGTGGTGGTGGTACTGATGAAGCGCAAAAACTATATAACGGTTTAGCTACATTCAAAATATCCGAAAGCCCGCGAATGACCTTCCCAAGTGGTGCATTTGTAGACTTTACCCACATGAGCGACCAAACTCCGGATAAAGTTCTCGAACGTATTAAGGGTTGGCAGTATTCATGTATATACATAGATGAAGCTACCGGTTTTGAATGGTCTACCGTAAGACTCCTAATGTCACGTAATCGCTCGCAAGCCAAATGGACTGGCAAAATGCGATTGACATCTAACCCAAAACGTAACCATTGGTTACGTACTTGGGTAGATTGGTATCTCGATGCAAGAGGCTATCCTATTCCCGAAAGAGTCGGAGTCGTTCGATATTTCTTTGTCAATGGAGAAAATATTGAAGATGTAATCTTTGGTGATACCCCCGAGGCTGTTTACAACCAATGCCGTGGCACAATAGATAGTATTCTAAAAACGCAAGGTGATGACTATACTTACAAAGACTTAATTAAGAGCACTACTTTCTATACCGGTAAACTTTCCGACAATAAAGCACTTATGGCTAACGATAGTGGTTATTTAGGTTCAGTAGCCGCTATGGGAGAAAAACAAAGACAAGCAAACATGGACGCTTGTTGGAATGTAGACCTTGATGAAGATATTGAATTACCAATACAGCCGGCAGATGCGCGTAGAGTAGTACGCAACGATGAACAAACTAACGGTACTTATTGGCTATCCGCTGACTTAGCAGATATTGGTACTGACCGGTTAATCGCTATCGTTTGGAATGGTTTCCATATGGTAGAATTAAAATCATTAGGAAAGTCTACACCTAAACAGAATGCTGATTTTCTTTTGCGCATTGCCACAAAGTATAACATACCGGATAACCATATTATATACGATGCTAATAGAGCACCTTATATGCTTGACTATATCCCCAACGCCTTAGGCTTTATTTCAACCTATGCACCAAGGGGAAAATATAGACGCGACTTCCAACTTATAAAAGATGAGGTTTATATGCGTTTCGTGATAGCTATTCGCGAAGGCAGAGTTTCGATGTCGGAGGAAGTTGCGAAAATGAATTACGCACATGAAAAACTATCTACACAGATAACCGTTCTCGAAGAATTTATTGAGGAATGCGGTGTTGTGCAATTTTATGAAACCCCAAACGGCAAAAAGCGATTATTTACTAAGAAGGATATGAATTCCAAACTTGGTAAATCGCGTTCAATGGATATTTTGGATGCCGTGGCAATGAGGTTCTTTCCGGTATTACAAGCTGAATATGGGCAAGAGCTGGAATATGGGGTAGAGAAAAATCATCTTTACGAAATGGAAGACAGTGAATATTGTAATATATACGATGAAGCAACATGGGCATAGATAAGAAAATCATACAACAAGTTACCGAAGATGCGAAAAGTCGTGGATATGACGTAAGAATTCGTGATATATCATACGCAATTTTAAAGACTGTTTTGGACGATGAATTAATCGCTTACACAGTCGTATTCGGTCAGCCTGATAGAGATTCCGACACAACCGATTATGAAAGCTTAGATAACGTAAAATACCTTCTCAGATACTTCGATAAAAAGTTACATTCTAAGAAACAAGAGAAAGATGATAGTGAAGATATTTTGAAAGTATTGACAGCACAAACTGGCAAGGTGGAATCTAAATCGGACATCTCCTTTGAGGAAAACAAAGCGCAATATCTCGCACTTATTGATAGAATCGAAGCTGGTATCACTGACGGAGAGATTGAACTTGACAAGGGTTTAAAGCTCATTGGCGATATTCGCATTAAGATAACAAGTACATTCGATACTAAAGCAGACTCTCAAAAGTCAGTATATATACTCCCACCTAATTATGATATGGTGTGTCCTCACACTCATAGGGAGTGTTATCAGATGACTAAAGAGTATGCTATGAAACAATTTAACCTAAAAGAAGAGTGAAATGGCAAATGCAGAGTTACTAAAACCTTTTATTCTTAAATGGGAAGGTGGTTTCGCTAACATCTCCGAGGATAAAGGTGGCGCAACAAATAAAGGCGTTACTATCGGCACGTTCCGACAATACTACGGTGCAAATGCTACCGTAGAACAATTAAAGAATATGACGGATAATCAATGGTTGTACATCTTTAGGTGCGGTTTTTGGAACAAGTTTAAGGCTGATAAAATCAACAATCAATCAATTGCCAATATGTGTGTAGATTGGGGTTGGCATAGCGGGATAACTACCGCTATTAAACAAGTTCAGTCGGTGTTAGGTGTTACCGCTGATGGCATTGTTGGTAATATTACACTAAATGCTATTAATAGTTGCAACCAACGGCAACTATTTAAGGAGATAAAAGCTGCAAGGCTTAGGTTTGTAAACAATATAGTTCATCGCGATTCTAAACAAGCAAAGTTTATAAACGGTTGGACTAATCGTATTAATGCAATAAAATTCGCTGAGTGATGACAGATAGAGAATTTATCGAATCTTTGTTAGCTGACCCTAACAAGCTGCTTCTCAAAAAGCCTTTTTACAGAGGTGTTGTAGATAGACCGCAAGGAGTATTTAGAAAAAAGTATGAAGTTGCGCTCACTGATAAGGTTAGGGCAACTGTGCCTACTATATATAAACAGATAGTTTCGCAAGCGGAATTTGCGCAAGAACTTGACCCGTATTCTCACAAGGTACTATTCGATGAAAATGTGCCGTCTATTACCATAAAGTCTAAGAAAAACGGGTGGATGGAAATAGAGCAATATCGAATGGCATTCCCGTATCAAGTTCTAATTAGAGATAAACAAGTGCGTCACCTTTGCGTCAACCCTATGTTTCAAACGTTGCTTATTTCAAGACCCACTGAAAAACAGAATAAGCAATTTACCCGCATAAAGCAAGCATGGGCGGAGAAAAACATGGAGGGCGCAAAGACCAAATTTGTGCAAGACCAAAAATCATACGGAGATGCCGGACTGCTTTTCTATATCGGTGATGATAAAAGATTACACACACGTAACATTAGTTACGATGATGGCTATACAATCATTACCCATAAAGACCAAAATGGTCGGCACGTTTTAGAGTGTTTGTATTATTGCAAAGATGATATAGAGTACCTTGATTGCTACGATGATACTTACATGACAAGATTTACAAACGAAACATACACAAACTCAGACGGCAACCCCATAGGGTCGTGGCGCAGGTATGATTCAACCCCGCACGGATTTAGCGAAAACCCACTAATTACCAAACGTGGAGAAGTGGCATGGAATCGAGGTCAACGTATTATAGATAGCTATGAAGCTCTTTATAATACATTAGTCGTTGTAATGAAACGCCATGGCTGGGGCATACTCTATGTTAAAGGTCAGTTTAACGATAGCGGCAAGCGCATTGCCGGTAATTATATTCTTAATGATACTTCCGGTGACCCTAACGCAGATGCAAAAACGCTCAGTCCGGCAGACCCATCCAATATGAATGCTATGCTCAATGAAATGGAGTATGCAATTCAGAAGGCTACCGGAACAACGTTTATACTGCCTAAGGATATTAATCTTAGTGGCGACCCTTCGGGAGTCGCAGTAGAACTCACCCAAGAGTTGGATATGGCTACCGCTCAAGATGGAGTTATCGAATGGCAAAACGTAGCCAATAAGATGATGAGGTTGTTTGTAGAAGGTTTAGCAAAAGAGTTGGTCGTCTATGATACCGAATACAGCACAGCAATTACCGACTTTGCTCAATTACGCATTCAGAATGAGTTTGTTGTTTGGAAGCCTAAATCGGATATTGCGCATAACCAAATGGTTGCAGCGGCTAAAGCGGCTGGCATTATATCGCGAAAAACTGGCGTAGAAAAGAATACACTTAGCACACCGGATGAGTTGGCACGTATTGACATCGAGGAGGAGGAAACGCGCGAACGCGAGGCGCAACAAGCTCGGCAAAATGAGCAAGTTGAGGATATTAATAATACAGAAGTAATAGACGTTGTAAAGTAATAAAATATGGTTCGAGAAGTATTAAAGCTAAAAACTTTTGTAGACGGCACAAATGATGCAAGTTTTAGAAATATAGAAATTCATGAATACGAATATTCAACATCTCGAATGGGCTTTCCTACCATTACAGCTACTGTAATGGATAATAAATGTTTGGATAAACTCTGGACTGGTAAGGAATATGTTGTATTCAATGGAACGAAGTTTTATCTCAAAGACATTCCAACATCATCTAAAGCTAATACGGATGCAAGGTATAAACATGAACTTACTTTTAGAAGTGAATGGGAACAAATCAACAACGTTTACTTCTATGACGTAGTAAGAGATTGGGCATTGACAAAAAATAAGCCTTGTTCCAATTCTACAAAGTTTACATTTTACGGTACTATTGAAGAGTTTGTTGATAGGCTTAATTGCGCGTTTCTATATGCCGGCATTGGCGACAGCATACTTAACACAACTACAAGTCTAACAACTGACTCGGATAGCAAACAACCTAAAGGAGATGGCTTTTGTGCGATTCTCGATACATACACTGATTTTGATTATACCGAGACTAAGGAGGTATCCTTTGAAGATAGTACAATATGGGATGCAATAGATGAAGCGTATAATCAGTTTGAAGTGACGTTTGAGTTCAGAGGTAGAACTATCATATTTGGAGGAATATCCGAAGTAGTAGATTATACATTTAAGTATGGGCAAAAGAATTCACTACTATCTATCACAAAAACAAACGCTAATGCGAAAATAATCAATCGTATTACGTTTAAAGGCAGTGAAGATAATATACCATATTTCTATCCGAATGAAAGTGAATATGGTAAGGTTACACTAAATGTAAACTCGACAACCGGCAAACTCACATCGTCCGACTTTGTTGTTAGTAATCCCACATTGCTATCAACAAAAATAGCAGTTGACGAACCCTTGGCATACGTTCAAAGAATGTTAGGTGAGAGCAATATTCAAGTATACGATTCGCAACTCACTTATAGCTGCGGAGATGGTAATAGTGTTTCACTTGCCTTAGGAATGCGCACGACTAACTACACCGAACATAACGTAGTTTCTTACACGGTAGATGTGCCATTCTCAATAACAGGAAATGAAACACTAGTTGAGGTATCATCTATTTGGGGTAAATTTACGACACAAAGTACCGGAGAAGTTACAGCGCATAACATCTTAACTGATAATGTAATTAAGCCTCAAAGTATTCTTTGCGATGGTGAGATTTATCGGAATAGTAACCAAATGGATTACAATCAAACGGCCGGTACAATCAATCTAAGAAGTTTGCCGATTGGAGAATACACATTGCGGTTAGAGGTATCTGACCCTAAATCTCAATCATCTTTTGTTACAATAACTATATCGTCTATTACTTTCAAAAACAAGAATGTAGTTACAGCGCAGAATGTATGGGAATATAATGGTAACTATTTTGCAAATCTTGAATCGTTCGGCATTCTCACGAACGCAACACTGAGCGATGATGATTTAGGCACTACAATAAAGTGGTATGGAGAACAATTGATGATATTCCAAGATAACCTAATGCCGCCTATTTATAGAGAAACTCTAGGCGAACAAAGATTCTATAACGCGGTTAATAATACATACATCGACCCCGTAACCGGAGATTATTACGAATTTCCTAATCCCTACGTTGAGGGGTCGCCTTGCGAATATGTGTATGAAGATGAGGATATAAAACCTACAATTGAGGGTGTAGAGAATGACGAGGTGAGTTCTATTGAAAATCACTCCACAACTAATCAGTTGTTTGGTGAAATCGCAGATATTGCTTTTGATAAAGATGATGATGATTCACTTTCAGTAGATGCAAGCGATGATGGCTCATCAGATGTAGCAAATTACAAGCACTCGTATTTCTATATCAAATTAAACATATTCAACGGTAAGTATGCTTTTAACTTGTTCGATTGTGCTTCACAAACAGATTCAATGACCCTACAAATGACTTCGGGTAATTGTAATGGTTGCGATTTTCCAATTCTCGCAACTCAATTCACTAATTCTGATGGTATATATTACTATAAAAATCCGGTACAGGTAAAGTCTGCAAATGGAGATATTGTAGAAGGTGGGCAATCTGAGAAAATCAATGACAACAATCTACAATCATTTCAACAAGACACTACGCAGAACAGTATATGGATATGCGTACAAAAGGACGTTGAAACGTTCGGTGTAATTATGCCGAATGCCACAAATGAGTATTACCCTAAGATAGGCGATACGTTCAATATTATCAACATATCACTTCCTCAATCATATATACTGGCAGCTGAAGATAGAGGTAAACAAGCAGCTATTGAATATATGCTAGAGAATAATGAACCCAAATTCACGTATTCAATAGATTGTTCTCGCGTATTTTTTGCACAAAATCCCAACATCCTATCACAACTGAATGAGTATTCTAAACTTAAAGTTGAATACGATGGAGTTGAGAGAGAATTGTATGTTTCATCCTTCTCTATATCAGTTAAGGCGAATGAACCATTACCGGAAATAAAAGTTGAACTATCTGAAGATATTTCAATAGGTGATAGTTTCGTACAAAATGTAGCAAATAAGGTTGAATCTATAATATCCAATGCCGGCGTACGTGGTAGTGTATTCAGTAGTGGTGACGGTATTTCCGCTTCGCAAATAGAAAAGAGATTTTTGCGCAAGGATAAAAACGACACAGCAGCCGGAGTAATATCTTTTAAATCCGGTTTTAATACCGATTCAGATGTTTACTTTGGTGAGAACTTTGCTGACGGTATTACCGGACACGGAGGAAAGATTACAAAAGAAGGTAGAGCATGGTTGCAATCTTTAAGCATTCGCGAATATCTCGAAGTTCCCGAACTGAGGTATAATCGCACTACAGTAATTGCCGGTACAACATGGCGTTCTCCAAGTTGCGGTAAAATAAAGTCAGTAACTAAAACAACTGATACTTCCGGTATAATAGAACTAGAATTGGAAGATGGAGAAGTAGGCTCAATTGCTGTCGATGATATTTGTCTAGGTATATACCACTTTGAGAATGGTAATTCAGAAATAAACAAAGATACTGGAAACGGGAACTTTGCATTTGCTGGATTCACTACTGTGTATTTTAAAGTTGTAGAAATTCTCACTTCTGATAATTCTCGATTCCTATATGAATTGCGAGATGGGTATTCAGTGCACCCGACTGCATTCATGACATTTGCCGGCTACGGCAACTTTAGTAATACAGATAGACAGAAGAGCGTTTATTCTACACTAACTTACGAAAGATATTTAGCTGGTGTTAACGATTGGGAGTTTGGTGAAGATAACATCATGCTGCAATTGGGTGATTTATCAAACTTGTATATAGATGGTACTTCCTTATCCGGATACTCTGCATATCTTAACAATGTTTACTTTACCGGTGTTATTCAACAACTAACGAAAGAATCCAAACTCAAACTTTCATATTCTACATATGGCGACACTTACGTTGCTGATGGCGATGATTGCATGATTGCACTATCCGCTATGAAAGGTTTAGAGGATGTTACAAAAGATTGCACATGGTCGGTTGAAAATGACGCTGGCGGGTCGCTATCAATAAATAAAGGAGATTTAGGTCTACTGATTGGTATTGCAGCGTTGAATGGTAAATTGAAAGCAACACTGAAAATTACTGCAACTTACGATTCTGAAACATCAAGTGTAACTATTGAAGTTAGGGATAGGTCTACCCTAAAAGGAGATGCCGGAGATACCGGTACAAGTGTAACGATTACCTCAACGACAATTGAGTATGCAAGCTCTTCGAGTGGCACGACTAAACCGACTTCCGGATGGTCTACTTCGATACCTAACGTATCAGCCGGACAGTATCTCTGGACTCGCACAACCGTAAAATACTCAGACGGCAACTCTACGGTAACATACTCCGTTAGTCGCATGGGTACGAATGGTACGAACGGCACAAACTTAACCATATCTTCCACAGCTGTTACATACGCTGTTACAACGGACTCTACACAGCCTGATGATAGTAAGTTTACCAACGCCGATGTACCCCCTCTGAGTTTAGGCGATTACTTGTGGAGTAGAACGGAAGTTGCTTACAGCGATAAGACGACATTGGTATCATATGCTGTTAGCAGAATCGGTAATGATGGCGACAATGGCAAAAGTATTCATATTGCCTACGCTAATTCCGCTGACGGCAAAACAAACTTTTCCACAACCTATTTCACGGGCGCATTGTATATCGGCACTTGTCTAAGTGATGATGAAGCTGACCCGACCGACTATACGCTGTACACATGGGCACGACTGAAAGGAGAAACAGGAGCGACCGGTGCATCGGGTACTGATGGTTCAAGTTACTCACCGAACTTATTGTTAGGTACTAAAGATACCGCATTTACGGGTGGTAAAGATGAAACTTACAGAACTTCTGAAATAAATTCGGAAGGATTTATCGAACAAACCTTTAAGTCAACCACTAATAATAACTATTACTACGTTGGCTCACGATTAATAAGAGGTGCAACCGATACATTCATCGAGGGTAAAACTTATACATTGAGCTTTGAGTATAAGAGCAATGTCGGCGTAATGACTCAGATAGAACAGAATAGTAAAAAAGTAAACATCTTTTATCCTCGAAACTTCGATGCTGTCGATGAATGGACTAGAGTATCTACAACGCAAACAATCACCTATAACGGCAATACACCTACTGATTTAGCATTAACGTTTCGTTTTAAATCTGGTGCCACGTTGGACGAAGATTCATATTTATCTTTTCGTAAGGTGTGTGTCTGTGAGGGTACATCTGCTGAATGGACCCCAGCTGCGAGTGAAATGATAGCTACAAATAATACTACATATGAATGGCAGACAAACATTCCGGCTATCAAATGCAATTCCGATGGGACGCTTGTTGGAGATGAGTCTAAAATACGTGTTCAATGCTGGGAAGTGACCGGTAATGAACGAACTGAAATCCAAACAATATACGATTCCGGAGTATCACCATTAGGAGTCAAGAGAGTGCAATATACCGTACTTGCATCTGAGAATACTGATACAAGTGGCGCAACATGGTCTGATATGCCGAATACCGGCTATGTAACAATAAATGGCGATGATGGACAATTAGACTTCCCCAACCTATATTTAAGAGTTGTATCCGGAATATCAAGTTTGAGTACATTTAAAGTATTATCAACTGAACATTGTATCGGATATGTTCTCAATGGTAAGCAAGGTACAAGTGTTACCGGTCCGGATGGTGCTGTTATCAGAATGAGAGGGGAATATGTCGCAACTGACACATATTATGGTGGCGACACTGAAACAGATGGTATTAGATATCTAGATATTGTATGGGTAACCAATGGAAGTACACGGCAATATTATAGTGCTCGAAAGACTGGAACGCTATCTAAGCCAACTGGCGCGACTGACTCTACATGGAGGTTAATGTCTGACTTAGGAGCGTTGTATACTGACTTGCTAGTCGCTCCAAATGCAAGCATTGACTTTTTAACCGGTCAAGAGATTGTGTTCGGAGATTCCAACGGCACTTATGGCCGTATCGGTGCGCCTAAGAATGATAGTATAATGTGGCTAGGAGATGGGACAATTGAGAATTCCACTTACCTAGTTGATAAAAACGGAAAGACTAGATTTGGAAGTACGGACGCATCTCACATCTATATAGACCCCGGCAATAGGCAAATATCTGTGTATGATGAGCAACAGCGCAATGTTATTAAAATAGATGGCATTGCACACAAGCTAGACTCTTCATATGGAGTTTCCGATTTACTTCCTAGAACTCATTCTAATATAGTTTTTGATTCAACTACAAATTACCTATTTAGCACTAATTCAGTAGCGTCTGCAATAATAGATAGCGGCTCTACGAACAATAAAATATCGTTGACAATAGGTGTTAATAATATTGCTAAAACAAAGGTTTACACGAGTGGCACTGGAGTGGAATCGTTAACGTTGTATAACCAATCATCATGTATAGCAACTTTGCAATTAGTTCAGTTAACCGATGCGGATGGCAATGATAAAAACATTGTTATTAAAAGTAGTACCACTGGCAAAATATCGGGTACTGATTATACTCTGTCAATGTCAACCGGTACATATACTAACACAGTTGCAAATACACTAACTATTACTGCCGAAAATCTAGACGCTGGAAGTTACGTGTTTATGCTAGCAGTTGTTATTACTAATGCCGGAAGTGGCGATAATTTAGTTGGTGCAGCTGTTGCATTAACTTCATATTCAGCTTCATTTAAAGCTGGGGAAAGTCCTAAATCTTTCTTGGGGCAAAATGGCATGATTGTATCTAATTCAACCCAAGATTACGTAAGAGCCGGACTAGATGATAATTCGAAATTCTTATTTGAGGCTATATCGGACTCTATCGGATTAAGAATTAATTCCAATGGCATATATGCAAAAGACGAATCCGGCGTTTGGAAAAAGTTAAAGCTGACGTTTGAGTCCTAATTCTATAAACAGAATAGGGAGCGTTCTTAGCACTCCCTATTCCTAATAAACACTATGACTTACCTACACAATAAATAAATAAGAAACCCAATCAACCCCCATATCGCAATTGCGCTCGCACAACCGATTTTAAGCATATAACTGCCATTTGTATCTTCTGGCTCAACTTTGATACCAGACATTTGCTCTGTTGTCGGTTTAACCATACCGTGTGAAAAGCGGTAGTATGTAGTTTTTTTTAATTCCCCATCCGGAAACTGAACAACTACATTCTTGTTATTGTAATACTTTACAATGCGCATTTCAACGCCTTGGAGATTGGTAGTAACCTCACCCGTTCTGTCATTTTTTTGTATCATATTTAGTATGTTGGTTATGTATCATCAAAAAGTATCATAATTGTGTTATTCATAGTACGTGTATTTCTTTTGTCTAATTGTCGCTGCAAACGGCATCAGCCCCTTATCTTGACTCAATCTATCCGCCATAACAGCACTCCGCGTTATTGTGTAGTAGGAGTGCTCGGCTAACTCTTGTTCTGCCGGCTCGTCAGAAATCTCCGTGCACAGACAAAAGCGGATGGCAATCTTAGGCTCAGTCTTGATGGTGCAATTTAACACCTCCAAGAATAGCACCTCCACATCCGAAAGAGTCGTGATAGATATAAACTTTTCCTTCGGCAAACCAAAGAATAGTTGCTTCGGCTTGATGTCGCTCAGTCGCTTGTATTTCATGTACAAATTAAGTTTATCTCCCATTGTGCGTTGCAGTAAATGTCGCGCATTCGCATGGCTGCACCAACCATAGTACGATGCCATCTGCTGTTTATACACCTTATTCGGCACGTTGCCCTTACTGAG